GTGTGGCTAGTGTATTTGCTGACATCGTTATACCTCGATAAATTTAATATGAGTTTTTAAAGAGTTCTCTTCTCTCGGTATGTCGAATCAGCAATTGACCCTTGTTGTAATATAGTATGACTTGTAAGTTTTCGCTTTAATTAGGAGATCATGAAGACCATACTAGTTTCTAGCCATACTAATTTTTATTGTCAAGCACTTTTTAATTTTTTATTCTCTCAGCTAATTCCCGTCTCCACTCTTCCTTTGTGATCTTCTTATTTGTAGGTTGCTTGGATTTTGGAACTGATTGACTAGATTGAGATTGACTTGTTTTGAGTCTTGCAAGATCGTCTTGTCTGATTTGTTTAAGAAGATCCTCTCCAATGTAAGAAATTCTTTTAGTCGGATCTAGTGATTTTAAAATTTGAGCATTTAGATTTCTAAAGTCTTCCTCCACCAAAGGAATGACTTGCTTTGGATTGACATTAATTCCCTTTTGTTCTGCAATCAACATATAGTTTGCAATTCTTTTGACTACTTCGGGACTCTTAGGAAGAGAGCTACTTTCCAAAGCATCAATAATACTATTAGATATTTCCTGTTGTGCCTGTTGGATAGCAATATTCATCTGCTCTTGTTCTCGTCTGGTTAACTCTTCTTTGTATTGTCTTTCGAGTTCTTCTTTTTCCTGTCTTACTCTTCGGAGTTCTTTTTCATTCTCTGGAAGCATGTCTTCCTCGATTGCCTGAGTAAGATATTCCTCTGCTAGTTGTCTTGGATCATAGCCCGCTCTTTTTAGTAATTCAAAAGGATTAGTCTGAATCATTTCTGCAATTTCTTTGACTAACTTCTCTTGTTGTCTTGCGTTCCGTGTCGCAAAGTCACTTGTCTTTTGTGCTTTGTAAGAAGAAACCATAGTCTTAAATTCTTTGTCTGTCAATGGCTCATTCTCTGGCAATCCCCAAAGTGCTTTGAGTTGTCTTTCATTGATCTGCATCACCTGTCCATTGACTTCCACTTTTGCTTCTCTCAATGGTATCTCGGTTGCTTGTGCTACTTCTCCAGATTCCTGTACTACCTCTTCAGATGGGACTGATTCTTCAATCGCTTCTGTTACTTGTTCTTCCATTTTGTTTTCCTTTATTAATTTTTATTAATCAATTTCGAAGCAAATACAGGGCATTTCATCCTCAAATAAATTACAGTGCTTGTCCTGTTCTTCTCTTAATTGCTTTAAGCTTATGTCCTTCATAAAAGTATATTGACCGTTTTTAAATTCTGATTCAACTCTCTCTCTCTCTCGATAAACATCGGGATTAGTTTTCAATAAATGCAGCCATGACTTTTTGCCAGCTCTTACACACCCTCCAGAACAATTATTATGGATATATCCATCTTTATATAGTCTTGGTATTTCTATATTGTTTTCTTTTAGCCAATAAGTAATCTTATCTTTAATAAAAAAATCTTTACTTTCTATTAACGGGAATTTAGTCTCTATTCCTAATTTGTCGTATTGAAATTTAATTCTATCAGCTCTGTGCTTTTCAGAGTAATCAATACCAAAGTAAACAGTGCAATTATTAGAATAATTTTCTTTTAGGTATTTTTGCAAAACTTCCACTTTCATATATCGACTACAATTTGGGACTCTGTTAGATCCTAGCATTCCAATTCCATTAAATAACTCTTCTGGGTTATTATATTTATGGTGTTTTAATCTAATTATTTTTTGGTTAAATAGCTTTTCTAAATCATCCAAAAATCTATATAAATCTAAGTCTTCCCATCCAGTATCTGTAAATATTAATTCAGCTTCTTTTTTTTCTAAAATTAATTTTGCAACATATGCACTGGTAAGTCCGCCTGATATCGTAATGATATTCATATTGGTACTGCACTTGCTCCGCTAGGAGTCTGATATCTTTCACCTGTCATCGGATTTGTTGGTAAGTTGGGAAGAGATCCTGTAACCTGTTCCAATGGATTTTCTTGACCACCTTGCGATACTTGTGGTATTGATGGATTTTCTGGAGTCTTAGGAGGAAGATTCTGCATTCCCAGTATAGCAAATAAATCAGCATCGCCCGTCCGCATTTGGTTAATGTGGTTTTGAATATGTTCTAATACTACCACTACCAGATCGGGATTGTTTCTTGCTTCTGGGCTGTCTAATAATTGCTTGTGTTCGACGATATGCATAGGATGATTGTCGGTTACTAATACAGGAGGATCAATTCCGTCATTCATCTGTTCATTTTCCATTGCAATCAGCATCAATTGTCTTTGCACCGGATCTGTAATTGAATCAAGCTTTCCATTTTGCAGGACACTGAAATACATGTCTGGGTTTTTGATGAATCCGTATTGCATAAGAGTATCAGCAATTTGTATCTTACCTGCAGTTGTTTTGCTCAATGGGTTTCCCATATCAACAATAACTCTGTTCACGTTTTCCAGATCGGCTCCTGAAAATTCCTTCATATATGGAGTGTTCATTTTACCTACAATCGTTGCGACTCTGGGAACTGTGGCATAAGATTGAAGCATAGAAATAATTGCTGTTCCACTGTCTTCTAATAACTGTACATATCTTTGTTGAGTCAATTGTAAGAATTGTATTGCTTGTGATGCAACTAGTGCCAATGCTGCCCCAGACTTTAAGCTTGCCTCTGGATTGCCTCTTACTACTGAGTTGATACCGCTTATAGATTCCATCTCATTGACTAGTTCTTTGTATCGGTTAAATATCTCAACAGGAGTTGCAGTCAAGTTCATTGGTTCAGGCTTTCCCATCTTAGGATCATACTGGACTATGTTCAATCCTCCTGACAATTCCTCGACATCAAGATTAGATCCTCTGGGAACTAATACATTCTGCACTCCAAATGCTTCTTGGTTGGTTTGGATTGTCGATGCTAGACCGTCAACTGCTCTTTGTATAGGAAGCATATCGAACGATACTGAATACCCAAAAGGACTTGCATAGATTGACCCGGGATGAAGAGCAAAGACTGGAATCTGTGGATATGGAAGATCACTGTCAAATAATACTGTTCCGCCTTCGATAAATTCTGAGTATCTCCCATTTGGAACTGACTGAGTTTTGTCATGGTAGAATCTATAGAGAGGAATCAAGTCTGAATCTGTGATCCGATAGAAATCAAGGAAGTCATTCTTGAGAGATCCACTTGTCATCTCTGAGTTTATAATGTCTGTCTCAAAGTCTGGAAATTTCTTCGCCAGTTCATACTTATTCACAAACTCTCTGACTATTAAGTATTGCCTGTCTTCAAACTTTCTCAAGTAAGGATGCCGTATGATATCAATTCCAGAACAGGACATAAATTTAATATCACCTTCTTTAATTGGTTCGTTATTTTGCCCTACTCCATACTCTCTTCCTAGTGCCACATCCCAATTAAGAACGACATAACCTTCACCCGACCAAATAGCAAACTCGACCGCGTCCGCAACATATCTTTCAAGTCGCTTTTCTCTCATATAATAATCCAGGAGACCTTGTGCAAGCTTGGTTTGTGCTTGACTTGAATAGTCGTTATTGATTGCCCTTGCGTCGAATGTCGGTCTCTGTGATACTGTAATAGAAAGGATTGCCTGAAGGATTGATCTATAATGATTTACGAACAAGAAGGAGTATTCTCCTGCATCTCCACCTCTGACTGTATCGCCAAGATGATATCCTGCTCTGAAGTATTGTCTGTAAGACTTTCTCCAAAGATCCAACATTCCATTGATCCTGACATACTGGTAATAATCATCCACTTTCTTTTGGAGTTCTCCGCCGATCTCATCTACTGTAAGATTGGCGAAGTAGGTTGCGTCTGAACTTAATTTCGTTTTAGTTAACATTATCTTTTAAACATCCTTTTTAGATTTGACTTCTCACTAGACTCTTTTTCAAAGTTTATGTAATGCGTGCTTGGTAAAGCTGTACTTGTAATTGGGATCGGATTGGAATACTGATCTATGTTCCGTACCATGTAAATCAAACTAGCCAATGCATCAAAGTGACCATACATATCACTCACATCAAATTGATTCCTTTGCTTGTTCCATATCCCTGCTCTCAAACATCCAATAAGTTCTTGGCAATTCTCCGAGACATACAATCTTCCCTGTGCTACAAAGACTCTAAGCTCATTGACCATTGCAAGCAAAGTGTCTTTACTGGTTGGAGCAAAGTGGACACCGTGCATCAATGACATATCCTGTAGTAATATCACATTGTTATTGTCTGCAATACGTCTAGGTTCTGTCATGTCTTTAAATAGTTCTTCTTCTTTGGCTTGGATAGTTCTTGCAATTAGATCGGTCGTTGTGTTCTGTCCTGTCAAGATTGATTCATCTACTACTTGTAAGATAGACTTTTTAAAATCATAGTATCCGTACAGAATAGCAGTCTTATGTCTTCCTCCAATATCCATAGAGATATAATTATGATAGTACATTCTCCAAGAATCTAGCTCAATCTCTCCCACATAGGAATCATTCCACTCTGGCACTACTACAGACATCTCATCTACTACAAACTCACATAGATACTCTCTCTTCCATGTGCTTGAATTGACTCCACCTGCTTCACTGCAATAAAGATCCACTGTCTCCTGTTTCAAGCTTTGGTTGTCATAGATCGTAAACTTACTATAATAGTTTCCCCAAATAGCCTCTTGGCATAGTCTAGGAAAATAATGTGCAGGAGTTCGAGGAGGAGTACTTGAAATTATTGTCCTTCCTCCTGTGGTCAAAGTTTGAGGCATGAGGATATCTTTCAGAACATATTCCAAATCAGAAATACTTCCTGCCTCATCAATCAGATTAAGATCCGACCTATGCCCTCTCAGATTCTCGGCATTGTTATTGTCACATCCTGCAATATGTATTTCACTCCCATTATTGAATACATACTTTGAGTCCTGAGTCTTGAATGTGGGCTTATACTTGTCTGGGCAATCGTGTAGTATCTCGATCATGATAGGCTGTATAATTTCTTTAAGTTGCTTCTGAGTAGGTGCCGCAAATCTTATTAGTTTGTTCGGGCTCTGTAAAGCTTGCTCGATTGCAAGTAGACAAAGTATAAATGACTTCCCAAACCTCCGAGTACAGTTTATGACGTGCTTTATAGAATTTGATCCTTTGATGCTATCATACAATTTAATCTGATAAGGAAGTAGTTTGTAGTACAAGTCTCCCTGTTCCCATGATTCCAGGATGAGTTCATTGTATAGAAGTCTTTCTCTTGAGATAGCGTTCATCCGTTATTGCTTCCTATCTCGGATCTAAGCTTATCTATCAACATCCTTCTTTCTTCTGAACTAAGCTTCTCTTGAGTTATCGACTCACCTTTTGAAGTCACGTCTAATAGTTCCGATACCTTACCATGTCCAGAGTCAAAGAGTTCTCTGAATGCTTGAACATCTCCCTTAAGTGCTTTCCCTATAAGAGATATAACAAGATGATCTTGTATCTGTAGTGTTTCGGTTTGTCCTGTAATCGGGTTTACTTTTTTATAGTTTGCCTCTAGCCATTCACGGACTATTGTGGATCGGTTTCTAGCTCCCTTTGGTCTGCCATTTGGGTTGTGACCTGGTTCACCTGCTTTTTGTGGTTTTAAATTATCAAGCCTATTTCTCTTTTCTTGATTATTTCTTGATTTTGCAGGCTTGCTCATTGGTGCGTTAAGGTCGGAATTGCACCGCCCTCTTCCTCCTGGAATGGAGTCGCATCGCTATCTATGCTTTTAACGCTTTTTTTTGGATATGGTTTTTTTAATTTTTCACATAGTTCTTTCATGTCAATAGTTAATGGATAAAGATATTTTATTTTTCCTTTTGTGATATATTCTGAAATTTGTTTTGCTCTATAAACAATCTTTGCATTTTGTAAAGTTTTTTGAAAGCCAAATCTTTTACATTTATCAGAGATTGTTTTTCCGTGAATTCTTTCCCCATCAATAATGAATGAAGCATCTTTTTTGTTTATCATTGATGTGCCAACATAATACCAATTTGTAGCTTGATAAATTGTTCCAAAATGATTTTGATCTATATCTGCATAACTAATTATTAATTTACATAAAGGGAGTGATTTTTTAAGAATTTTCAAACTTATTGAAAGGGCTTTGCCTGTGCCTTCCTGCTTACCATTCAAGGCAATTCTGACCAATTCTATTACATTGCCTTGCTTTAAATTATACTGTGCCGCTAAATTATTATTTGCTCCAGTTCCATAAAGGACAACTCCACACCATTCGTTTTTATTATTAAATACAGAGTATCCAAAAACATTTACTGGAACAGATTTCGCATAATGAAAATTCTTACAAGCATATTCAATAGCTTTTCTACTTGCAATTTCCAATCTCATAACTCACCTGCTGAAACACTAAAGAAAGCATCTGGGCAAATTTTATTTAATAAATCTTTTATAGGTTGCTCACATCCTGACAAATCTAATACTGTTGGAAAAGTTATTTTCATGGTTGCAGGTTTGTTTTTTTCTTCTCCTATTAATTCATCTTCATTTGGAGGAATAGCAAAATCTGGCACATCCAATCCCCATTCTGTCAGTTCATCTGTATTCCACTCATTCGCCAACATAGCCCAATCCCACTCACCAAAGCCAACATTGTCCTTGATGATAAATTCACGTTGTTGCTCTTCTGTGAGATCATCCGCAAATATTACAGGCACTTTCTTGATGCCTGCTTCCTTACAAGCTTTCATTCTCATATTGCCACCTAAGACAATCATGTCCTTGTTAACTACAATCGGACGTATTTCAAGCATTCTAGGAAAAGTTTTAATCGACTCCACTAACTTATGAAATTTATCATCCTTGATTATTCTAGGATTGTTAGGGTTAGATTTGATATCGGAAAGGTTTACTTCTCTGCTATTCATTTTGCTATCTTACTCACTGGCTTGCTACTCCACATCCTACATGACCAATACTTAGGACTAGTCTTATCATTAGCCTCATCACATCCATGTCTTGATCTAAATGCAGCCCGTCTTTCTGGACTGTCCCGCTTGATTTCCATGTTCGGATCTCCAAAGGTAACTTTGACTATCTTACCTGTCTTCTTTGACTTGACATAGACACCAAACTTTTTATTTGATCCACTAGGAAGTCTGAAAGGTTTATTCAATAACTTATCCATCTCTCCTCCTCATGCCCTGTGCGACTCTAATATTAGACACTTGATCCTCTAGTGCTTTTATCCTCTCTTCATAATCCACAACATCTTCATTCTTAATTTCTTTCTTATTAATAATTATAGTCTTATATATATCATACAATATTGCCTCTGTCACTATCACAATTAAAGCTATCGATACCCACATCATAATTAATCCATATCATGATTATCAATTAAGTCAATCACTAATTTTTTTGCCACCTTGTTCTTACTTTCGACAATCTGACCGTCTTCTTTCATCCCACATCGTTTTAACCAATTAATCGCTCTTGTATTATTATTGTATAGATAGCATGTAAACCCATCTTTACCTTGAGTAATTGCATTCCAGAACCGTATTAAATTCTCTTTACTCCTCTTATCAGGATGTACACCAAAAGAATATAATACCCATTCACTATGAGCATAGATCCAAACTATGAAAAACTTGTGATAATTATCTACTATGTAATATGACTTTGGATATTCTCGTAATGCATCCTGAATTCTTTTTAATATTTTAACTGAAATCTTATTATTATCTAATACAAACTCAGGATCGCAATACTTATACAAATCTCTGTCACTTGTAAATATATCTAAAATTAAATGTGCTTCAACCGTCTCCATGTATTATCCTATCTATAGTTGTCTTTACATATTCTTTTGGGTAGTAATCGTTTTTGCTTAACTGCATAAAATCGTCACTTGTAAATCTTATAAGTTTATAACCTGCCAAAATATAATCATTATACTTTCTCACGTCCTGAGCATACCCAAACCCACGATTGTGCCTGCCTTGATTCCATATCCCTCCTTCAATCTCTATAAGACAATTGTATTTCTTTAAATAGAAGTCTGCTCTGAATCTCCTTTTAGGTATCGGACAAAATTCTGCTATAAAATCTATATTGTGAAATACAAGAAACTTTCTAAACGGTTCCTCGTATTTCTGTTTATCTGATATAAATTTTGTTCTTTTAATTTTTGTTAGTAAGTGGTCTCTAGGATGGTTCATTTAATTTATCTCGCAATGCTCTCAATCGTATGTCTAATTCAATTAATTCAAATTTTAAATCATCATAATACAAATTTAACCAATATATATAATCCATATTTTCAGAAATATCTATATGTAAATTATCTTTAATGTCTTTTATATTATATTCTACACCAATAAAACTTTGCTCAATTTTATCTATATAACTCAAAACTCATCCTCCATACTTAATCCAAAGTTTGGATCATCTGGATTGCTTATCCTTTTTGTGATTCTTTCAAATCCATTTGCTAGTATTACAGTCTTGACATTCTTCTTACCGTCTGTTCCATCCCATGACTCGACATCAAGCTTACCGTCAATCATGATACGATCTCCTTTTTTAAGTTCTTTCATAAACTGTGCTGTCTTTTCCCATGCTTTGACTTTGTGAAAATCTGACTTGTTTGGATTCTTATAAATAGCAATATCGAACTGGACAAAGTCTTTTCCATTAATTACTTTATGTTCTACATCCCTTGTGATGTTCCCGACTAATTGTACGTAATTTCTCATAATATTTCCTCGACCATATCTCTGAAAGCTCTAAGTTGTATTACTAAATTATATGTATCATCCATATTAAAATATAGTGTATCATTGAACATTTCTTGATCTTCATCCAGTTTATCTATGTAATTAAAAACTCTATCCACATTGTCATCTATCACACTAAAAGATTTTTCAATGTCATTTATCAAACTTACCAAATCTTTACTCATTATTTCCTCTTTTGTCCCTTATTGCTTGTATCTTAATTTTTTCTTCGTTGGTAAATTTCAAATCTAAAGTTTCATATATATCATCTATTGTACCCATAAAATTAAATAAAGCAACCTGTAGCTCTGGATCATATTTGTACGACGTTATATTTAGATTGCTAGGCTTATCCATAATATTATAATTTAATGAGGATGAGCAACCATCCTCATCAAGACACAATAAATAGTTTAATCTCCTTTTATTATTTGATAATATTACTATACTCATAATATTATTTATGTCTATTAATTTTTTTATAGTCATGAAAAATAAATAGAAATATTAAAAACACATAGCATATTCCAAAAGTTATTCCATCCACTACTGGCAACTTGCCACCCACAAAACCAAAAGCAAAGCTAATCAATCCGAACATAACCAATTCAATTATCTTTGCATCAATCATCTTTGTATTGCTTGCATCTATATATTTCTCATTCTTATCAATGTAACTTTTAAAACTCATATCAATTCCTCTTTGGATGTTTATTGTCATACTCTGGATCAATTATTTCTGTTGTCCTCTCTATCCTAGTCGGATGATTTCCCGATCTGCTTAATACAACTTTTTTGATTGTGTAGATAGCAAATAGTATTGTCAATACAAAACATAATGTAATAAATAGCATGTCCTTTATCATTGTCTCCGACTCCCCGTGTAGTATGTAACTCTCATCTTTTTCCTTTGCTCAAGTTCATTGATTGCTTTATCCACTTCGTCTATAGGATGATAATTAATCTTACCTATCTTAATGGTCGGTATAACTTTATTGTTAACCATAGATTGATATAGATGTTCTTTGATCCCGTATGTGGACATTATATCTGTTCTGGTTATTAGTTGTTTCTTGTTGTTAATGTCGTGTTTCATAGTTGTTTCGTTAAATAATTTATCCATTTTCTAATTTATCCCTCAATGCTCTAGTATAAAGTTCTAATTTTTCGCATGTCATCCATATAAGATCCATGTTATATACTAAATCATCATCAGAATCAACAGAATACCCTATTTTTTTTATGGTAGATATTGTTTTATTTAAATGTTCTAATTCAATGTCTACTAAAGTCATGTGATATTTTATATTCATTTAGTTTTACGCTCCTTTTAATATTTACTTACCATGTTTTCTATTTAAAATAATAAATCATACAATTCGCTATCCATTTTGTAGCTTATCCCTCAAAGCTCTGCAATGTATTTCATATTTATCTATACAATAATTTATATTATCTCTATAATGCATATTAATACTATTAACACTACTAAAAAAACTTTGTTTTAATTCTTTTTCTATTAATTCGTATTTAAAATCATTTATAAACTCTTGTGTATTACTTAGATACTTATCTATATTTATTATAATACTATCCATATCAATATCCCACCGCCTTCTTACGTCTCAGTATATCAAACTCCAATTGCTCATCCATAGATAACTTTGTCCCGCTAATCATAATCCTCAATAACTCCTCTTCTCTTAATTTATCTTTCTCATCCAATTGCATTATCGGTCGATACTTCTCATCCAATAACTCAATATTTGTATTACTATTCCTTTTATTCATAGCTTCTATTATCTCCGGAACTGTCCTCAATCCCATAGCATGGATCTGGTCATCCGAAAGATTTGGTCGATTCAGCATGACTTCTTTTACTCGTTCTCTCTCAATGACTCTCTCTCGATCTTTTTCGTATTCCGCTTTTTCCCGTTCCTGACGTTTACGAATGACCCTGGATATTTCCCCGTAAATAGCATCAATCTCATTCGACCATCCAGAATGGCAATATTTAAATGTTGGGTTAGCACCTATGTAGATCACAAGATTCCTGTTATGGAGATCTACCGGGAGCTTATCCCTAAATTCTTCCCCATGCTTTTTAATCAGGTAAAGCTTTGCCATATTCTCCACTGTTCCATAAAACTTTTTAGCCAGTGCTTCCCGTTCGGAAGGTGGGGCACTATCATATTGCTGAATTGCCGATCTAATTAGCTCTATATCTTTTGGATCCTCTTTGACCTGGTAATCGGGTGGTAGCTGCTTGTAGATAGCGTCTAAGATATGACGGGGGTTTTTGGTAAACCCAAACCCAATCGATTGGATGAACTGGTTAGATGTGACTAGTAAGTCCTCTACTCTTGCTACTATAGTAGGTGGTGGGGGGGGCTGTTGCAGTTGCTGTTGTCGTGCCCTCTGTTCTGCCATAAGTCGATCATTTTCTTCATGTAACAATCTCACTTCTTCATCTAGCTGTCTTTTGATTTCTTCATGAGAAAGTTCAGATTGGGGTTGTGGGGTTTTTTCCACGTCATCTTTGTAATGAGAGTCGGTCGGTTGTTTTTCTTCCCCCCCATTTTCGGTAGACTCGTTTTCGCCCCCCTTATTGGTATTCTTTATATTGGTATTCTTATTGGTATACCCCAAAACCGATACATCGCTTTCCGATATATCGCTTTTAGGTATATCGGTAAATTTATTTCCGAACATGTTTAATATATATGTCCAGTTCCCTTTATTCCCAGCCTCTCTAGTAATTTTAAGATAATTGTTTTTTTTGAGTTCCTGGATACCTGTCTGAATAGCTTTTTTACCATCTGATCCATGCTTTATTAATGTTTTACTGGTTATTGTAAATCGTTCGGTATCGTGACTTAAAAGATGGCATAGTATACCCTTAGCTTTGTAGCTAATGTTTTGATCTGATAGCATCTTATTTGATACCTGAGTAAAGCCCTGACGGTTTTTTATTATAAATGTTCTAGTTTTTTTCTTGCGTTTTTCTTGTGATGTGTTATTCATATCTTACCTGCCTCATTAGTGGGTATCCTTTGTTTGGCTATTCCGAGTAGGATTTCCGCCTACTCGGTTTTGTTCTAACGTTCTACTAAATAATCTACTTCTATTTTTTCCATAAGATTTTGATATCTTTTGGATAAGTAAACATAACCTTCTGGAGTTATCAAAATTTTTTCTCTGGACTCTTCATTTTTAATAACTCTTTGAATTTTAAAGTATTTAGAATATTGTTGATAAGGATGGTTTCTATTAGGATAATCCATAAGAATTCCATCATTCCTTAGTATCTCTAAAAACTTATTTTTACCTACAATTATTTTAAAATTATCAATAAACTCCTTAACACTAAAATTTGTTCTATGTCCTATTATGCTTTCGGCAAGTTCTACTTTTGGCTTATCTTGTTCAATTTTTCTTGCTTGTTCTTCTATTTTTTCATATTGATCGGCTGCTAGTCTTAATGCCTCAGCAAAATCTTTAGGCATACTTCTTTTTTTTAGTTCTTCCTGAAGTCTGATCTCAAAAATAAAATCTTGTGCTTTTTTAGTATTCCCCATTAGTTCAGCTAATTTTATTATTCCAATTCCTGACCAAACAATAGATAATTTTGAACCTGTAACAGTCGTTACGGGTTCAGATTTCCAGTGAATATATTCTGTTAAATTATTTAAGTTTCGAGATTTGCACATTCTTATAGCATCAGGAGTACAATCAAAACCTTTTGCTACTTGTTCGGTTGTATACCAATTATTTGAGACATTATTATATGTTAGTTCCATTCTATGGACTCCTTGTAGTTGAGTCCCGATGTGGGTAGATATTGCGGTAGGATTGATTCTCCCTCAAGAATCTACCCGATGTGAGGGCATCGGGCTTAATGCTATGTTATGTCGCTTGCTTATTTTGTAAAGTTATTTTTCATCTATTATTTTTAAAATAATTGTAACTCTTTCATTCTTTTTTCATTAATTATATTTTTTTGTTCATTTATTGTTTTTGTAAGTTCATTAATAGTATTTTTTAATTTATCTATTTCAATTGTTAATTCTAAACTTTTTATTTGAGCTACATTTTTATCTACTAAAAGAATATGTTGATTTTTATTAAAATATTCTTGCCATTTATTTTTTAATGCTTTTTCTACCTTTTCTTTAAAATCATTATTTTTAATATCTTCAATTTTTTTATTAAAATCAGATTCTAATTTTATTTTTAATATATCTTTAAATTCATTCTCTCTTTTTTTTATTTCTAATAATTGATTGTTAAAATACTCATCTTTATATATTTGCAATTGAAGATTATAGCAACTTGTATATGTTTTATTAATAAAATGTTCATAATTAAAATTACTTTTTAACTCTTCAAATATTAAATTATCAACTATCTGTATATTTAAAATATTTTTATGTTCATATATATACAATAAATTGTTATAATTATTGTATATATCAGAAATAAAATTTTTTCTTAATCTTATTTCTTTTAATTTAAAAGGATGAAATTGTTTATAAAAATTTAATTCTATAGATTTATCATTATAATCAAAAACCCAAATTAATTTTTTTCTTAATTTATTTATATAAAATTCACATCTTGATTTAAATTCATTCATAGATATAGCTGAATGCTGAAATTCAAAAATAAAATTATTAATACTTACGTCAGCAATATGTTTTTCTCCAGTATCTTCATCTGTATAAATAATTTCTCTATTTTCCTCTGGAAATTTATTTTGCCACTCATAATGCCATTGAGTCATTTGTTTGTAATTGCAGTTTGTATCTCCTTTATGAGACCAATGATGAATATTAATTTCTCCCATTTTAGCTATTAAATATTCATTGCAACTTGGGCAATATCCATCTATTTCTTTGGTTGGTTGTATTCTATTTTTATTTTTATCCAAAGCAAACTGCATATTTAATCCTCCATAAAATATATATTTTATTTATTTCCATTACTCCTCCTCTTATCCCGTCTCTTAGCATCCTCCAAGACCTTACTAAAATTAGCATCTATCCAATCCTTAGGATACCAATGCCTCTTATAGTTACCAACAACATATGGAGCTTTAGAGATATGCAATAACCTAATAGCATGCACTTTGGATATATAATACTTGATAGCAATCTGATTAGCAGTATAGGATTGCTCTTGTATCTCGATTGGCACTTCATAAGCTTTGTCTTTGCGGTGATACGTCGGTGGCACTGCTATTGATTTTCGGTATTCAATCTCTTCTAATACTTTCTCGGTTTGTTCTCGATTGTAGTAGTTCAGATGTTTAATCTGAACCATTTCCACTTTGTATTTATCCATGAATTTTAGCATCATGTGTTTACTGCTAAAACTACTTTGTAAATCCTTGCTCAATATATACTCATTAAGATTAATATTCTCCATTGTTTAACATCTCCAATAACTTTACTCGTGTAGATTCCAGAACTCGTCTGGTTTCCTCTATTCGATTTCGTTCTTTCTTTTGCATCCAAAATCCTTCCAAGTCTTTTTGAAGTTTGCTATCCAGTACTACAATATCAATTAGCTCTTGTATAATCTTTGTGTCACTCATCCCAATCCTCCCACTTTATCATGTGACTCATACATGTGACCTATGATCCTGATTGACTTTACGTTCCGGGACAATAGATATGCAATACCTAGACTTGGTGATAGTATTTGAGGATGAAAATCAAATATAGTATCTCTACCGATTTTATGTTTTACAATAGCTACTCGATGCTTGTTACCAAATACAAAATCAACTTCAATGACATCGCCTGTTATGATCTCTTTGTGATCGTCATCTACCATAGTAGTTGCATAGTGAATATCTATGATTTTATCGGTATATGGGAAAGAATGTTCTTTGCCATTTATATCATAGCATTTAATGTAATTGACACTTGCTCTAATATCGCTTTGCTCCTGGAATACTGGTTTGTAAAACATCTCTTCTTTTTCGAGATGCCACAACCTATTAATACTTAAATTCATTTTGGTTCCTCCTTTTTTTCCTTGATCCAGTTGCCTCTATTACATTGGTCACATGGATCTATAGTTACTGTCTCGATATATATAAACGGGTTGTATTTCTCGATCGTCTTACAATACTCTTCTATGCCTTTCAGGTTATCGAAAAAAAACTTACCGTATTCAGGAATAGCAGGATTAATACTTCTAATATAACTCCAACACATCCGATGGATTCGTTCATAGCCTTTGACCTCTTGGTTAGGTTTGATGTATTCCAGATCCTTCCCTGTATATCTCAGGGTCTCAACCTTGCCAGTATCATTGCAATTATAACAGTAATATCTGTGAGTAGATTTGAGATTGCTAAATGTTTTTACTATTTCTTCCATTCAATCCCTTTTCATCCCATATCTTATCGACAATATTAATCAAATTTCTATGTCGTTCTGTTTCCAACTTAGCAATCTGTTTATTAAGATCCGAGTTTAAAAACTCGAATCTTCCATTGATTATTTGCATTATTTGATCTTTTAGTTCCATCAAAATATACTCTCATCTACATTTGTTGATCTGGCTGTTATACAGACTCTTGCTATCTCATGTCTCCACATCTCAAACAATTTGCATAGATCCTTTTCTTGGTTTTCTGTTGGGACTATGTTCTTGTCCTCGATGTGTTCCGTGAGAGTTGTCATACACTTTTGCATATAGGATGTGTATTCCTCAAAGATTTCCTCTGAAAGTTTATCAATGTATTTTTCAAAAGTCTGATTGGCTTTGATAAATCTACTCACATCAAATTGCAAAAGACTCTCACTAATAGCCGTTTTAAATTTGCTATAAGTTTGATTGACATCAACTTGTTTAGGTTCTGGTTTTGCTACCGAAGTTGGTTTCAGTTGCACTATTTCTGGTGTTGGTTGTATAATCTCTCTTTGTTGTAATTGCTGTGGTATATTTTGAGGTATAGCAGATCCAGAATTTAACCAATTAATTAATTCAATACCAAATTTTTCATCTGGCATATTAATAATCTTATCTTGATATTTGCCTGTTCTATCTTTAATAACAGTAGCATAATGATCGACGGTAATTTCTAGTAGCATGTCAAATTCATATTCAATTCCCTTTCCCTGCTCTGGACTCAATCCTACTCGCCTAACTTTTTTATCTTCCCCAACTTCCCATTCTGTCTTAGATCGAATTGTAGCAATTACATGTCCATGGTAATTAATAATAGCATCAACTAAAGCACGCTGTTTAGGTGTGCCTTCAGCCCAAGCTCTCCATGTATTTCCTTTATATTTTACATTTTCAAGCCTATCAATGTCCTCAATTAATTCTTGCCATGCATGTGATAAGCTATCTATAATAAGAATGTTATATCCATTATCACTTGCAACTTTAATTCCTTGTAAATAGTCAGCTATTGTTTTACGGTCTAGTTCTAATACGTCAAAATCAAATCTATCGGCGTATTTCGATGCCGACCCACGTTCTGAGTCAATAAAAGCTATTTTTCCATTAGTTGCCGTTTTAAATCCATTTGCAATCCTAAGGCTAGTATATGTCTTACCCGATCCAGATGGTCCAAATATTGAGCATCTTAATTTAGATGCTTTTTTGTCCGCTTTTTTAAATTGCATCATTTAACCTCCTTAAGTTTTCCCGCCGCATATTTAGCAAGCAATGCATTAACAAAACCACCCGCTTTAATTGATCCAGATGGCATTTTAGCTTCAATTTCAGCCCGCTCTATGGCTGCACGTAAAAATGTTTTGGAAAGTTTGCAACTTGTCCATTCAGATTTTTCTTTTGTTTTCATTTTATCTCCTATTTGCTTCTAGCGACCCAATAGGGTTTCGGGGAGTGGCAAACTCCCCATCTTCAGGCTAGCAAATTAAAGAATGTAATTTTACTAATTTTTTATCTTCCATAAACACTAATTTGAAAAATAATTCACCTGCATCAAAGTATTTATTTTCTTTTTTAGCCTGTGATTTTGTAACTCCAACTATGTCATTTATTAATTTGCCTTTGTTTTCTGGTGTTAGTTTTTGAGTTTTTTTCATGTTTTTGATCTCCTTTGATCCTTTATATATACTATCGTAAACCGTCGGAAAAAAAAGTAAACAAAAAAAAATAAAAAAAAGAAAAAAAAATAAAAAAAATGTTTTAATCTTTTTTTGCAATCCTGCCTATACTCATTACAGGAGACATAACAACATGAATAACCAATCTAAATTTTTCGAATTTTTCAAAACCAAAAGACTAAAACTAACCATTGCAATATTCTTCGGAACCGTAGGAATAGTATCTAACTACTCAGCTATTAAGTATTATCTATTACAAACTAGAATGGATCTAATCCAATCTGAGACCACTCTTACAATCTATGCACTAGGTATTTCTCTCAGTCTGGACATAGCTATTATTGTATTTCATCTTATGAGGACATATGCACTTATGTGGGGATCTGTGTTGCTAGCTTTTCTTGTGAGTGTGACTGCTAATACTAATACGTTTTTATCTTGTGCCGGATCTTGTAAGCAACCCATTGACGATCCAGGAGCATTGCTTGCATTTTGTCAGGCTTTGATTATGAGTTTATTGCCGATTGTAATTATAATCTATCTGACTGAATTGGCTGTTCAGCAATACGATAAAGAGATAAAATTTACTACTCAGACTTACAATAATAGTTGGCAAGATATAAAGTTAGATTAATATGGATTTGAAAATCCTAGCTTATCAATGTGTAAGTTATGGTAAAACGATTTGCGTATGCGTTTTAACGCTCAATTAATCTAGATAATTGGGTTAGTATACGGACTGAGTTTTTAGCAAAAATCCCTGCCTTATGCGATATAACGTGACTCCATGTCGCCAGTATAAGGTGGGGATTTTTATTTAATAGGAGACAACATGACAATAACACATGCCGCAAAGTATCTCAAGACTAATAAGTTAAATGTTAAGAGATTAGTAAAAGAAAAAAAAATTAGAATTATAGCAGATGGTTCTCTTAATTCTGAAGATGTTGAATTTTTAAAACTAGAATGGGAAGAGAGAAAGAAAATATCCAAACCTATTTGGATTAATCAAGGTGCTGTAATTTAGACAGGCTTAAATTTGAGATACAATTTTATCCCATAGAAAATTAGAATTGCAATTATAACAAGCAATAGAAATCTTTTGAAATATCGGTATGGTTTTATTTCTTCTTCTAATTCTGCTAATTGCTTTTCTAGTTCGCTTATTTGACGCTGTAAAACAATAGAACTTTCCTGACATTTATTATATTGACTATAGGCATCTTTACCATATTCTCCACAATCCTGTAAGACTCTTACTACTCTTTCTCTAATAGATGAATCTTTGATACTTGATACTTCAATGGATTGTAAATCTTTGATTGCTTCTTTGGTATCTATTGGTTTATTGATCTGATTGTAATCGGTAGCACATCCAAGCAATAAAATTAATACTATTCTAACCATAGTAGTCTATATCCAGATTTATTAGTTGCTAGTTTGGAACTTCTAACCATTGCATTACCTAACAAAGAATATGGATACTCAACTTGCGATCCTGAATTTTTACCGATCTTGACATACTTAGATTCCGCAAAAGAGTATTGACCGTATGGATCATTGACAATCCAGATTTTTCTTTCCTCATCATATCCTATGATAAGTATATAATGACCTTCATCTGTTATCATTGTACTACACATAACAGGAGATCCACTATTAATAGCTTTTATAATATCATTATTATTGCCTGAGTGTGGGACAAATCTTACTTTTTTATTTATATTTTTATTCTTAAGAATTGTAGTTATGTGATCCGGATATCTTGCAAGAAATGCTCCGTTCCTAGTATTAGTTTTATTTTTGATATACTCATCATCCATAAGTATAATCAATTCAGAGATAAATTGATCTGTGCTTGCTTCCTGTACTACAGATGATATTAGCATTGATGCCGCTGTATATCCACATTGCCAAGATGGCTTGATTCTTCCTAGTTGCTTATTGTCGATCTGGTCATTCTGTTTTATATCTAATACTTTTCTCATGTATAGCCTTTATCCTGTGACTCTGGTTCTTCGACAAAAAAGTTAGTCATAAACTTTCCTATAGTCCCGATTGCAATACAAATAAAGGCTAAATACTTTTCATCCATCACAATAGAATATCCCGTTAGAAATTGACTTGCTCCGAGTAGTGCATCGCCAAACTTTCTTAATTTTGCAGGAGTTGGTTGATAATAAGACTTTATTCTAAATTTAATTTTCATTTAACTTTTATTAATAATTGCTTTATGTCTGCTTTGATCTCTTTCAATTCTTCTTTGATTTCCTGTACTACTTTTCTGTCCTGTTGTGTTTCGCTTTCTAGTTTTACAATTCTGACTTCATGAGTATAGTATGCAACTGTGAGAGACACAATAAATGATCCATAAGTTATGATATCTTTAAAGTCTATATTGAGTCTCATTTTTTCTTCTTTGTTGGTTTTATAATTTCTTTTGCAACTTTCTGAGGAATCCCTGTTTGTTTTGCAAACTTTGGATTGTTAGCGACCGCCTTCATGAGTTTTTCTTGTGCTTTACTTTTAGCTGGCATATTGTATCTCCTTTATGCTTTTATACTTGTTCAATAAAATTTGTCAATTTACTTTACTCGATTTTGATTGTCTTGATCAAATTTAGATTTCATAGCTTGCCTTCTTTCTACTTCGCTTCTGTTCTCTGATAGGAATTGATCTAGTAGTCCTCTCTGTATTCCCTGTTGTGCTGCAAATCCTCTTTGGGTTGATTGTGGAATTACATTTGATGGGGTTCTAATTCCTTTAGTACTTTCTAAAATTTTAGCTGCTATTTTTCCACCTTCTCTTTCCATTCTTGGGGCTAACAATGCTCCTCCTATAGTTCCTATTACAGTTCCTGGTGTTCCTCCTAATGTTGATCCAATAGCAGCACCACTTCCCATCATTCTATTTGTAACACTTGACCCAATCGCACCTGTTGCCTGTATTTCTTTTAGTAGTTGTAAATCTGATATTGTTTGAGTTACGTCTCTAAGTTTTTCAATACCTTGGTAATTATTATACCTAGGCTTACTTAATTCTTTTTTCATTAAATCTAATGTTCTTGATTCTGCTTCAGACATATTTAATGCATTTTGTCTAAGTTTAGAATTTATAAATTCTTCTGCTTTTTTAGCACTAGCTTCTTTTCCTCCAAATTGAGATACAGTTAATCTTTTTAAATATTCAGAAACATTTGTTGCGTCTGCAGTCGGTTGCATTGCTTCTGCATATCTTGGAGATTGATTTTTTAAAGGCACATCTATTGATCTTCTTATTTCTTTAAATGCATTTAAAGTATTTTCTGCATCAATTGGAAGTTGTCTTTGTTCTCCTACTTTTGGGCTTAATGCTTTTATGTCTTTATCAATTAATTTAATTAATTTTTTTGACTCTATTCCTGATAATACTTCAGGAAAATTTTCATCTATTGTTTTTATTTTACTATTTAATTTACCTAATGTTTGTTGATCAACTTCTGATACAGGACTTAATGTAGATCCAATATTTTTTATATTATTAAGTACTTCTTCTTTGGGTATAGAAATTTGATCACTTTCATTTTTTAATATATTATAAGCTCTATTAGATAATAAATTTGCTTTTCTTTCAAAAGGATTTTTCTTTACTAAATCAGTAATGTCATTTGCTAGTTTTTGAGTTTCTTCTTTTCCTGTTCCTGTAAATATTCTTTCTATCTTTTTAATTCTTTCAGGTTGACTTTCTACTTTTTCAAGATACGGAAGAGTCTTTCCTGTCATTGCTGACAATCCCGATTTAACGGAAACATCAATAGCAGGTTTTACTCCTTGTATTGCAGATTGAATACCTCTTCCTAACACTGGCAAAGCTCCACCCAATGCCCCACCTATCCCAATATCTCTTGCAACTTGCCCGGCTGTCTCGCCTTCTGAGTATCCCAATCCGGACAAGGCTCCTGTTCCTGCTCCTATCGTTGCAAGTTTCCCAAGCGTGGCTCCTGTTGCTACTTGACCGATTGGAGCTACTGCTCCTGATCCTATTTCTCCTGTGAGATACGATGCTGGATTTTGCTCGGATGCTTGTTTGTACATTCCTCTTGCTTCTTGCAATACATCTTCGTATGGTCGACCTGATCGAATTGATTCTAGTCTGGCTATTGCTTCATCTGCCAAACCAAAAGTTGCACCTTGTGATACTCCCATCAATCCTGATTGTAGTGGAGATCTTTTTGGCTGATTAGATGGTAGAGATGGTTGCTGGCTTATTGGTTGTAATTCATCTACATATTTTCTTAATTCTTCTTTAGTATATGGCATATTATAAACCTTTCTTTATCATTAAATCTTGATACATTTTTAAATTATCAGGATCATTTGGATTAGAATAATAATTTTGAATAATTGCCTTTTCTCTATCATCATTTATTTCAGTTGGAATATATGGTTTATAGAACTTATTTATCGTTCCAGTTCCTCTAAGTTCATTTTCAACATTATCATTTAAATTTTTGAGTGCTTGGTTTATTCTGGCATCAATTACTTCATCTCTAGTATAATCAGGAGATCCTGTGATTTCTTGAATTATTGATATACTGCCTGTATCTAATGCTCCAGTTTTTTCAGCAGTTTTTATTTTTAGTAGTAAACTATTTGCGATACTTTGTGCTTTTGCTTTTTCTGCTGCATATCCTAACGGAGATTTTATTTCTTTTATGGCTTTTCTATATTCTTCTAATTGTTTTTTTATTGTTTCCGTATTAGATGTAAATTTATCTGTTTCTTTTTGGTCTTTGCTTTCTTTTTCTTCTTTTGGCTTCCCCACTCCACCTACTCCACCGCCTTGTCTTGGTATAGATATAAGTCTACTCTGTTCTGCTTGTCCTTTGAGACCTTGTAGTACAGTAGGATCATTTAAATCAGTATAGCTAAAATTCTCTGGTATTTTTAAATTTAATGCTTTTTCAAATACCATTCTTCTTTTCTTACTCTCTTCGCTCTTCGGATCCATAAGCAACTTTGCCCGATCTCTACTAGCTTGTTGGCTTCTCATTGACTCAAACATTCCTGCCGATCTTTGTATGTCGGCTGCCGATCCTCCCATCAATCCAGTTCCGATCCCTGCCATACCTTGTGCAATCAATGATCCGAGGAAGTTGGAACTGTCATCCTGTTCTGGTGCTGTGATAGTGATAGGTTCTTGTGATAGTAAAGAAGGACTTTGTGGCTCTAAAAACGTGCTTGCTGTTCTTATGACTGGATTTTGATTGCTAGGTATAGGAGTATTAATAGTTTTTTGTTTTGGTGCTATGGGTTTAAATAAATTTGAATCTAGTCCTCTATTTGGCATATTATTCTCCTTATACTTTTTTAGGTTGTGTCAATGCAGCACCTGCCACACCACCACCGACTGTAAGACCTGTTCCAAGACCTTGAGACATGGCTTGCTGGTTGGCAAGTTGTTGTTGTGTTTGAGTTTGTCCTATGCCACCAATTCCCTGACTCAATCCACTCATATAATCTGTTTGCAATCCATATTGAGCTAACGGTCGTTTTACTTTATTTTGTAATCTTTGTTGATTTTCTAAATCAGTATTGGCTTGTGATACTCGCATCTTTTCCCGTTCAAATTCATTTCTTAAACTTTGCTTTAAATCCAAATCTCTTAACCCTGCTACGTTTCTATTCTGAGTATTAAATTGATTGATCACGTCCTGAGCTTGTGCTTTTTGTGCCTGTCTCTGAAAATCTGTTTGTTCTATTCCGGATGATAAGTTTGCAAGGTTACTCAATGCATTTACTCTTGCTTGTTGTGCTTGTGCCGCTTGTTGCATTCCTTGAGTCGATGCCTGTTGACTTGCCGCTTGTGATGCTTGCAACTGTGCTGCTAGTTCCTGACCACTCCCGGACAATCCTCTCTGTGCCATGTTCTGAAGGATGGATTCTCTTTGTCCTCTCTCCTGTGTTGCAATCTGATTTTGTATTTCAGTCAATGCTGCTCTGTCAATTGCACTCAATCCAGTTTGGGAAAGTTCTTCTATTCCTCCGATGGCTTGCAATTGTTTTTGACGCATCGCTTGATTGATTACACCTGAAGGAAGACCCGTTGCTTGTAGTTCTTCTGGAGTAAAGTTGCCTAAGTAAGACAAAGCTTCAGGAGTAGAATACTTTGCAAACTCTACTTCTGGTATTTCAGGAGGACGATTAATAAGGGCTGTGAGTGCTTGTAGTTTTGCTGATTGTGTAGATGCTGACAAATCTGGTCTTGTGAGATAGCCCATAAGACCACCTGCTGCTACTCCTGCTCCACCTGCTATGAGTGCTGTTGTAACTGGCATTATTGTATCCTCTCTTGTAGTAATGGCGAAAATGGGGTATTACCTGATAATTGTTCAAGTGCTTGGATTCTTGAAAATCTTGTTGGATCATAAGATGATATTAAATTTCTTTTTGTTTCATTTAATTGATTCAAGTAAGTATTATATTTATTTACAATATCTTGATTTCTGCTAGAATAATCTGCTAAAAATCTACGTTGAGCATCTAAATCAAATTCAAATGGTCTTTTAGCTTCATTTCTTTTTTGAATTTCTCTTGTATTATATTCTATATTGCTTTGTGCGTTAGCCTTATTTCCTTGAGCATTGCTAATTTCTTGTCCAGTAGATATAGGATTATCAATAATAGCTTGATATTTAGCAATAGCTGATCTTTCTGCATTTATTGATTTGTTTAAATTATCAATTTCTTTATTATGATTATTTATTATATTTTGTAAATTAGCTTGATTTTCTTGAGATTTATTAATTTGTCCTACTATATATTTTGCATCTTCTGGATTAACTCCTATATTACTTGCAACATATTGTTGATTAATTCCTCTAATAAAATCTTCTTCTGGTCTTACTATTCTAGTCAATTCGTTTTGAACTTCTCCAGCAGTTAAAGGTTTTCCTTGTGCTTGTGTTCTTAGTGTTTCTATATCTCCTATTATGCTTGGAGCTTGTGTTTTACGTATTGCACTTGCTGTAGTACCTAAACCTGCAATAGCTTGTTGTCCTGATTGTGTACTCTGAGTAAGAAATCTATCTAAGACATTTTCGCCTCTGGTAGCCAATGCAGGATTTACTCTTTGAGATTGCAAATAATTTTGCAATGCATTGGGATCTCTTTGTATTGTTTCCAATCCACTCGCAAGTTGTTCCTGTTGTGTTCCTAGCATTCCTCTTGCCGATTGAAGTTGTTGGAAAGGTGTTTCGATATCTCCTATTCCTTGTGTTCTATAACCTGCAAATCTTTGTATATTCTTAGGATCTTGAACTATTGCAGTTGGATTTTGTAAAGCACTTTGAACAAACTGTTGTCCGGATCGAATTGATTCAAATCCTGATTTGATTGGTTCCGCTTGTTTTACAAATTCTTGTTGTCTTGTTCCTAGCTCTCCCTGTCTAGCTTGTGCTTCTCTTTGCAGTATCTGTGCATTTGGGTTTGCTTCATTGGCTTGGACATACTGTTGTAGATTTGTAAAACGACCACTGCCACCTTGTGAAATATTTTTTCTTTGCTGTGCCTGTTGCCCAAAAGTTCCCGAACCCATTCCGAGAGTTGGAGCTTGTGCTAGGTTTTGTTCTTCTGGTTTTTTCTCAAATACATTCGCCATGTCATAATCCTAATATTGTAATATTGTATTGCTTATTGTTGTCCAGTCCAGTGATGTAATGTATTGTGACTGTTCCATCGTTGTTGTCATACCATGATAAAGTAACTGCATCATGTTTCTTTTTTGGAGTACCGATCTCTTCAATATATCCTAGTAGTAGTATTTGTGTTTTACGTCCGAGAGTATTAAGATAATTTATTTCAACAAAATCTTTTGCAGATGTGTATGTCGATGGAGTTCTGAAAGTGATATTTTTAATTTGACCTTTCACATTTTCTGGGATTGTTAAATTTCGATTGAATGCTGAGTAAACTTCCTCTATAAATTGATTGATAGGAGAAAGAAGAGAATCCACCCATATAGGAATGTCGGCTCCTAAGTCGGATCTTTGCACACGCTTAATTGTTGGAAGTGATGCCATTATTTAAATCTCTCGGACATTGGCTCGAACATTGCTGACAATCCCTGTATTGCAAAATAAGATTGAGCTTTCTTTGATCTTACTCGGAAAAATACCCATGACGCTCTTCTTTTGAGTAAAGGAATATATGTCCTTATAGGATAAGCCAATCCCGTCCCAAATCCCCAGGGAATATTGCCCCATCCAAAAGATCCCCATTGATCGGATCTCAATGGAGATACCTCTGTATACTCCACGTTAGGATCAAAATTACTTGAGAATCCAATCTCTATAGAACTGAAATCGGCTGTTCTGAATAACATTGTGATTTCTCTCCAATGTTTTAAAATGCCTGGATTTTGGCTGTCATTCTGTGACCATTCTATAATTGATTCTATTGGTTCATAAGAGATAGCAGATCCTGCAACAAATCCAGAAGTGCTTTCTAAGGTAACATTATTTCCTGCTACCAAAGTCACAACAGAGTATACTCCACTTTGTCGTATTACTTGATTGATAGATATGTTTGCATTTGGAGATATTGTAAGAATATTTCCTGCAATAGAATTGATTGTGATATTATAAGAGTCATCTACATAGTCGGTTGAATTTAAAGCCTTTCTTTCTCTGTAGATATATCCATCTATTCCACCCATGTAAAGTCTATTGTCATACACTATTCCGCATGAACGATCTTGTATATATTTAGTCCATGCATTCGTAAAAAAATTATATACATAAGCTTCTGAAGGATATGTATCAGTTGCCAATGCTTTGCAATAGAATAAATACTTTCTATCCACTTCGTAAGACACGCCAAAAGAAGTAGTAAAAAAGTTTTGTATAATTTCTCTTTGTTGGATTTGATCTTCTATCGGTCTGGAAATAACCTCGACTCCATTGTCTGATATCGCCGCTATTCCCTGATCTGTATAGCAATAGATTTGATTATTCATCTCCACTGCAGATTCTATAGAAAGCAGTTTTACAGTATTGTCAAATAATGAAATACGCAATGAACTTGGATCTTCTCCTATGATTCTGAATAGACCGTCTTCTTTAAGAATGAAAACTGAATCTCTAAGAGGAATGATTCTTAGTATTTCATTTGCTCTACTTCCTGCATCTACATAGTTTAGTATAGGTACTGCTTCTGGCTGTTGCAATTTTGAGTAGTATACTCTGTTTGGGTTTTCGTCGTTCGTGCTTCCGTTGTTTGTTCCAGACGTGCTTAGAACAGGATTCCAACAGGTTGTCTTACTTGATACAATAAAATATTGTGCTGTAGTATAGTCATTTGCTTGTATAAATATTTTTCCAGGCAAATCCCCAAAGCCTGATATGTAATATGCACTTATTGTAGATTGATATAAATTTATAACTTTGACTAATGATCTTGCTGTTTCTGCTATGTTTTCGGATGCAGATCCTGACGTAAATACTCTAAAGATTGCACTTGCAGGAGTTTCGGTTGATGTCGATGCTGTGTATGTCACTCCATTAATAGTTAACGTATCATTGTTTGTAAGTGCTACGCCTGCACTGTTAGATACTGCAATTAAAGTAAGAAAGAAATTTTGTCTACTCTTTGTATTTGCATAGAATGTCATGTTTTTGTATGTACAGATATCTATTGCAAAAGGTGGCTCATCGTTAGACTGTAATATTCCTTCCTGTGTTGGAGATGTATATAGGAATGCTCCTCTCAATGTCTCAGGAGTGATATCATTTATATCGACATAACCTGCTGATTTTTGTGCTGAAGTAAGATTGCCTTCATAGACTAATTGCAAATCGTCTGGCGGCTCGATGGGAGATGTAACATTTACTGATCTATAAGCTTGATAAAAATATCCTACCTCAGCCATGTCAGGCACATATAATCTAATGTTTACATTTTTATCTCCTGAAGAGTTTGTTACTGCAGCACGACCCGAAGGAGATCCGAGTATTAAATTATCATTTGCGTCTTTGTATCCCCAAACAAATCTATAAGCCACCGACTCACCATTTCCCAGAAATCCATTTGAACTTCCAGAATCAATAGTACAGTATCCATCCAATGCCCTTGGAGATCCTGCATTAATAGGAGTGTCGGTAACAACAGACATCTTTTTAATATTTGCCGATGTCGTAAAATAAAAGTTCTTATTTGCCTGAGTCGATTTTATCCTATGTCCAGTTGGAGGAGTATAAGTGCCTGAATATGTTGTGAATGTTCCTGATCCATTATCTCTTGCAAGTTTGTTGTCATAACTGGAAATCAATGTTCCTTGATAATCAAAGAGAGCATCAATAGACCCCGTGTAAGAAGCAGGCATCTGTCCGTATTTTGCTTGTCCCCGTCTTGGTTCTGCCACCGATCCTTTGTCAATTTGAATGTTGTCTGCTTTTTGTAATGCACCTTCAGGTATCTCGCTAAATTGATTTGGATTTGTATAAAGACCTGCTATTTTAAGATTTAAAGCTTGTGCCATACATTATTTCCATAGATACCTTGATAGTCTTCTATTTGCTGAAATCTTTTTTGGCTGTGCATCTACTCGAGGAGTAATAAGATTTCGGTTGTCCGACTCCATCTGTGCATAAGTCAACAAAGCAGACTGCAATCCGTTATTGTCTCCCATGTATTCCATCATTCTGACAACTACTGCTTGGATTAATAATGGTATTGTATCCTGTGGAATTTGAGCAAAAGGAGATTCTCCACGAGATGCCACATAGAATCCAGTTTCAATATTGGTTGTGTTTGTAAGATTCAAAGTTGCACTTGATACTGTCCCGGCTGTTCTCTCTGTGACTGTATCCCATGGTTGATTGTTACTTACAATATCAATCTCACTTCCTGTAGTTATGTTTGCAGGAAGGTTTGTGCTACATACTATAGATGTGTTTGTATTGACTGTACTTATGATTGCAGTTCTGGAAGTTGCTACAATCTCGGATGGTCTTCTGTAGTAGTATACTCTTAGTTGTCCGCTTGTGATAGCTTGAGGAAATATTTTTATTTTACTACCTTGAATGTAGTACCCACCATAATAATCATTTATCTGAGATACTGCTAATCTGGGAACAGAAGCGAAGAAAGAATCATCTGAACTTGCAGTATAGATATTGATCTGATTGATCTTGTTTCCTATGGCACTCTTAGGAATATCAATTTCTGTAGTGCTACCATTTTGAGTATATTCATCATATGTGAGAAAGTAATCTTCCCTGACTGCTAAGATATAAGGTATTATTCTATTTTGCAATTCTTCATTTAGCATTGCAATCAAGTCTGAATCACTAAATAGATTTTGACTTGTCGGGATTAAAGCTCTTCTTTTAAGTTGTGCAATTAATCCTGTGGATGTAAAATCCATTACATAGCCTTTTTCATTTTCATTTTAGCTTGCAATCTTCCAAGAACTGAAGATGGATCTATTTCTTCCTCATCGTCTTCTTCCTCTCCTTCATCCTCTTCCATCATTGGCTTTTTGTCGGATTCTAGCTTAACGATTGTAAGACCTTTCTTTTCAGGTTTGATTTCCTCATCATACTCCATGTCCATCTTTTCTTTTGGCATGAGTCGTTCCATCTCCATGTCTTCCATCTGAGAGATGATATCCATGATCGCTTTTAGTTTTGCATTCTTCATGATTCCTGGCATTTTGATTGCTCCTATTTTTTCTTCTTTGCTGTCTTACTTGCTTGTTTGAAATCTTTGGCACTAGGAGAATTTGGATTTTTGGTTGATCTCATTCTTTCTCCAGATCCTGCTTTAATTCTCTCTCTTTTAGCATGAATATTGTCATACAAACCTTTCTTTTGTTCCATTCTATTTACTCCATATTGGGTTAGGTTCTACAGGAAAGATTGGGTCTTCCACTGGATTGATGATTAGATTTCTTAATTGACTTCTGTAGGATTCAAATTCTGATTTGTTTGTGATGTTTACGTCTGGTAGTACAGACCAATCTGAATTTGCAATACGTTTTTTTGATTCTTCTTTGCAATTATTTTTTTTGAATTCTGATAATCTTTTTTGATCTACAATAATCATTGAACTGCCCATCCTTGATACTCTGGATATTTCTTATAGAATTCTTCTTTTGTTAGACCGATTCCATCTGCATTGTCTTTATTAATTTCCATAGTCCAAAAGTTTCTTGTATCTCTTGAAGGCAATTCAGATTCTTTTACAAGTTTGTAATACAACCCACTAGGTACGTCTTTGTCTGCTATAATTTTAATATCATCTTCAATTGCAGGGATAAGTATTTTTAATCCTTCGTTGTCGTTATAGGCTATTTTCATCTAAAAACCACCGTTGATATTTGTTCTGCATCGGTATTGGTTCCGTTAAAATTTGTTGTTACTATTCTATATTGACTAGTACTTTTTAATGTTGGAGTCCCCAAGGATGCTCTTAATCCTACAAATGTTGGACTAGCAGCCGCAGATACATCAAATTGTTGATTTGATATAATAGCATAATTTGCATCAGGCATAGCAGTTGTAAAGTTTACAGTATAATCCCCCGTCCCATTATCTGTAATACTAGACACATTCCCACTTGATCGAATTGCAACAGTACCTGTTCCATTAAAATTTACCCATGCTCTACATAGATACCCATTATCAAGTTGAGTATTGTAGTCTGTCCCTACTTGACTTTCATAAACTGCCTTGATTTGTCCTGTGGATTCTATTCTAAATCTAGAATTCCCATTGGTTATAAAATCAAGAGTATCGGCTGCACTTCTTCCTATTCCAGTATTTGTATCTCCTGTAAATGATAGAACTGGAGTATTGGCTGTTGTGTCGTCGTCTAGATATGTGACACCGTCAATAGTAGTATTTCCAGACACTCCGAGAGTTCCTGCTATTGCTGTATTTCCAGAGGATGCCGTTACATTAAACTTGTTTGTATTGATTGCAACATTTCCTGTGATAGCAACAGATCCATTGACATCAAGCTCAACGGAAGGAGTCGCATCATTGATACCAACTTTATTAGTAGTAGGATCGACGAACAAGACACCACTGTCTACATTTAGTATTCCAGTGATTGCCGTTGTATCGCTCGTGCCATTGCCTAGATTAGAGTTTCCATTGACTGTGATATTACCTGTAAGAGTAGTGTTTCCAGTTACGGAAGCATTCCCACCAACAGTAAGATTTGCATCAAGTGTTGTGTTACCTGTGACATCTAAAGTCGATGGTATGTCTACAGTAGTACCACTGGCAAGACCAATTTTTCCAAGTGCAGCACTTGTTTCTATTGCAAAGTCGGTTGCTGCATCTCCCCAGTTTGTATCTCCAACATCTGGGTAGTCAATCAATTCTCCATTTACACTTATTTCTGGCATGTATTACTTGCCTTTCTTTTTGGACATTGGTTTTTTAACTGGCATCTTTGATCCCGATTTTTTACCGTACATGTATTTCTCCTTGTATGTATTGCAAAGAGGGATCTTACTCCCTCTCGTTTAGTTTTGTTATGCTACATCAAACCCAGTGATTTTAGTACACTTAGCAGGTGCCATACAGAGTAAAGCTTGATCTGCATAAGCTCGAACTTCATATCCTGCGTTGCTTGGGAGTTGTAAGAAAATCTCAGTAGAATCCATACCAGGAGTTTGAAAAGTAACATCGGTCGCACCTACTCTGATGAATTGCTTTTTGGGGATAACAAAGATATCACCAGCTTTTAAAATTGGATGTGGCTCAATCTCGATCTTTCCGTTTGATCCATAGAATGCAAGCTTCTGTACTCCGTTTTCTGCAATACCATTTTTG